CATTAGGATATGAATAAGAATCTGTTGTTTCTACTCTACAACTATCTATATTTAAAGCTCCAGTACCGTGTTCTAATACATTACTAGCAACATCACCCCTGAATGGTTTACGAGCTAAAACAATTGGTTCGTGAGCAGGTTTAAGAGCAGTACCCCAACCTTCCCATTCTGATGTTCCTTTTGTCATAACACCATCTGATTTGCCACCTTGAAAACCTAACTCATAAAGAGCATCAGAAGTTCTATGATTAGGATTTACACCAACCACATCTCTTTCATTTCCAAGTTTCTTATCTACTGCTTTTCCAACATTTAAGCTTTTAGGAAAACCACTCCCATACACCCACATAATCTGATCTCTAATCTCAAAACCAGCATCTTCAACATTTACTGCCATTCTGTGATAAGTACGAGATCCACTAAATGATAATAAATGTCCACCAGGTTTAAGAACACGGTAACATTCCTTCCATACATCAACACTAGGAACGTCATAGTCCCATTTGCTACCCATAAAACTGATTCCATAAGGAGGATCAGTAACAATGCTATCTACGCTATTGTCTTCTAATTCTTTTAATCGTTCTAAACAATCACCAAGTATTAGTTTAACTGTGCTCATTAATGTTTTCCCAAACCATCTTTAATAAATGATCTAATATTTCCTGATCTGTTTTTTTACTATATATCTCAAATGTATAAACAGCAACAATAATACTGTTAGCTCTATGCACACTTAATAAAAAATCATCGTCTACTAACTCAAACTTAATCCTAATATCAAATACAGGATTATAATAGTCCTCGTAACTATCATCTATAGTTTCAAACCAAGAAGATATGTCCTTATTCAAAATGTAAGAATCAATTATAGTGAGCATAATTTACCTGTGATTAAACACTTCTATGTTAGCGTTTATTGCTCTACTATAACCTTCTAACACTAACCTCATCTTATTTACAAAACAAGAAGCACAATGAGGAGCTAATGGAGTGTCATAGTAAGGATATAATACTATCACCTTTTCCTTCCTATTACAACAAGCACAACCATATAATTCTTCAGTAACAAATATCATCTCATTCATATTTTTGTTATACTCTTTTTTGTTATATAGTACCTAAAAAATTTGTGGCGGTGATTGGGAATGGGGAGGCAAATTATCTTTTTGAAATCCTACTATGTTTTTTGTAGCTGTTAATAGTCTTCCATAGATGTTGATAGTTGTTATATTTTTATGGGTTATATAGTTAGGAAAATTTGTGGGATTATTTGAGTGGCTTGCCCATCTTAAAAACAGACGAGTAAGTGTTACACCGAATTCCTAAAAAAATTTAAAAACAAAATAAAGGGATATCCTTGCGGATATCCCTCTTGTGTGATATATCTATTTATTCTTGTGTGTTTGATAGAAGTAATAATATTTGAGTAAACATTTTTCCATATATCTATCGTAATATTCCGTACCTTCATAAAATTCTTTTACTGAGTGTGGATTATTTTTAAAAATAGATTTTATACCTTTTTGCAGGATAAGTTTACCTTGCCAAATTATATCAGTATAGGCATAAATTCTTTGTGTATTAGCCTGACCTTTTTTAATTTCTTTTTCGATATAGGCAGTGATAATAGATAACAATTCAAAATTGCTACCATCGCTATCAAAAATATTTATTTCATCAGTTAAGGCAATTTCGTATTGCCTATAGATTTCTGCAAATTCAGTGTCAGTGTGTCGCAGAGTTAAAACAATTAATTCTTGTGAAGTAAAAACCTTTTCCATAAACTTACCTACCTAACTTTCTTTGATGGTTTAGTGTATCAGGATATCCTTTGCTTTGCAAAGGATATCCCTAAGAATCTTTTAGCTTATTTATATTCTGGGTATCGAATTCTAAACGGTAAAGCTTTACCTAAACCTAAACCATAAGCATAAAAATTAAGTATATCACTTCCTAAACGCTTTAACTTCCAGCCTTGTTTTTCTGTAATAAACCTAAACATTTTTACCTATCCCCTAACTGCCTTTGATGTTTCAGTATATCGCCCTTAAAACAGCTTTGCCACAAAATAAGCAGAATTGTTTTAGGTTATTTAGTGTGATAGAATTTTCTTGTTATGTTTACACCGCATAAAAAAATAATAAATAAATACAAAAATAAAACAAAAATTAATAAATACTAAAGCACATCACCCCAAAAAAGTGTGTGAAAATTCTTGCGTAAAAGCAAGTGCAAGTGCAAGTCAATTCCCTGTGTTTTTGATAGATTACAAGTGCAAATTAATATTAAAAAACTGACCGATTGGTCAAATTTATTTACTAAATATATTTTTATCAAAATATTATAAATAAAACATTTAAAAACATAAATTCAAGAATTAAGGTATTAGAAAGTAAATTTGCTAACCTGTAGAAAGTTTGATACGATAATGTACGCCAGTTGAATAGCAGAAACAATATTGATAGTAATTGATAGTTATTAATATATATTGGGATGTAAATTCAATTGTTGATAATAAAAGTTAGGTAATAGCAAGTGTTAATAGAGGAACAGAGCAAGAGTTTTATTCAGCGTGTTTTAGAAATCGAGCAAGAATTAATTAGATATCCAGATAAGAAAAAAGAATTGGATAGGGAGTTAATTTTGTTATCAAAAAGCTTTAACAAGTTAGAGGCTATAAACAATAAAAAAGATTATAGATGTGTGCAAGTTGAAGAAGTGTCTGATATGATACAAGTTAGGTTTAGTTTTAGGAAAGAAGATTAATATGGAATACATTTTGGCAGAAGATGTTTTCAAGGCTACTATAAAAAGTCCTGATGTTACCGCACAAGAATTATGGTTATCGTTTTTCAATGATATATTAATTCCAGCAAATGTTTATAGTAGTATTAGTGGAGATGTTTTATCATTACCCCTTACTGTAGATGAGTTTTACGGTTTAGTAATTCATTTTATGGATTGTGAGGATATAGATAAAGTTTGCGAGTATTTCAAGTCTAATTTAAATGCATATATAAGTGAGCAAGAATTAGATGCTGACAGTTGCTTGATAAAAGTTTGTAATGATTTTTATTGTTGTGAAGTAGTAGCATAATAAATTAAATCCCACCTTAAAAGAGTGGGATTTTTTGTTTGCAAGCTTATGTGTTGTGTGATATATTAGGTTGTTAGAAAGGTTGGTGTAAGATGAACAAGAATATTAGTTTGATAGGTTTAGTTACCGTGTTAGCAGTTCTTAAGAAGAATTGTAATTTGAGTAGTAATGCTGTAAATGAGATAATGGTGGATAACAGTTCTTTTGAAACTATTGTCAAGAGAGAATTAAATATGTCTGATATGGATTTGTTTAGATTATTAATCCTATGTGAGAAATGGGAAGATGGTAATAATCTTGATATATTTGGTTTTAGGTTAGGTGAATAGATGCAAAAGAATATTTATATCCAGAATGAGCCAGTTCATATAAATACTCCTTATGGTATTGTTTATATAGAGTGTATGGATAGTAGTAAAGAATTAGTAATCACAATTCATAATGTAAACGATGATGTTACATTATTGTTGGGAGTTCCAGACAAGGATTGTGATTGCGATTGTGATGATAGAGATGCTTAATTTATTATCTCTTATAGTATTGATGCAAGTGTCTGTATTACCTGCAAAACCTCTAAAATCTTATGGTTTTAGTATAAAATCAAATGTGTGTCCCTATGAGTTTTGTAAATATCCTTGTTCATATCATAAGAAAATAAGTAAATATGATTGGCAAAATATTTATAGCAAAGAGACGTTAAGCTTTAGTTGGATAAAAAATCCTACTATAAAGTAATAAAAAGGAGGGATGTAATATCCCTCCTTTTTTTATATGAACAAGTTTAGGTCTTGCAAGGTTTGTTTGAACAGTTGGTCTTTGAATTTTAATTCTTTTAGATTATAATGTTGACCAGGATTTTCGAATATCATACCAGTAATTTCTTTTAGTAAACCTATATATTGTTTTTCAGAAGCAATATAAAATAGATCATTTATTTTATATTTAGTAAAATATGTTCTTGCTATTAAGTTTAGAGGTACGATTACAAAAAACTTTATATCTTCAGTAATTTTATAAAACACCATAAAAGCTGGGATGTTAGAGCCTTTCGCTTCTCCCCTAATAGCTTTGATTTGAGTTTTATGTCTACTCATATCAGGAAGGATGTATACGTCATTACCATCTTGAATAATCCCTTTAGTTTCGAATTTTACTTTTGGTTTTAGGTCGCCTTCCGCATCCCATCCATAGTACATTTGATAAACAAAAGAATTATTCAAGTCGTGTAAATCGTCGTCAACAAGTGTGTGCTTTTTTGGTAATGTTTCCCGATGCCAATTACTGTATGATGCATCCCGGTTACCAGTGATGTCTTTTTCCATACACTTATTATACACTTATAAGTTATATTTGCAAGTAATCCTTTATTATTTTGATTCCTTGTTCGCTATCATAGGTAGTTTTAAAAAGAGTTGGATGGTCTGAGTGATTATTAATTAAATCAATATATTCGAGCTGTTCCAAGGATAGTTTACCTTTTGGTTTTTTTACTTCTATCCATAAACCAGCATAATTTCCTTTAGATACAGGCACAATTATATCGTAGACACCTTTACGCATACCCATCTTTTTTAGGTGTGTTATCACCCCAAAATTAGTACCAAAAAAACTGTTAGGTGTATGGAATATGGTTTTGAGTACAGGATGTTTATTTTCCTGTTCTCTGATCCAATTAAAGATGTCTATTTGAATTGTTGCTTCAGGTGATGGCATATGATATTATAGCATAAATAGAAACCTATACAGTGTGTGTAGATTACTTGCAATGTTGTATAGATTACTGTATTCTTCTGTAGTAAAGAATACAAGATGTGTAGATAACAATAGAAAACTTTTGCTCCCATATCCTAAATATAACCTACATAAGATATAAGGGATAAGACAAATTATAAAATAGAAAGTATTAGGTGTAATGGAAAAATTGACCGGAACAAAAATAGCTAATTACATAGAAGAGAGCTTAAATAGAGGATTGCGTACAGGAAGATGGAAAGAAGATTTTAGAAATTATGTTTATAGTAATTTCAAAGAATTATTCAAAGATGTTGAACCTAATGAAGATAAATATAAATTTAGATTAGATGGTGTCTTTGAAGGTTTTAAGCATCCTGATACAAAAGATAAATTTGGAAATTCTAAAACAGTTATTTATAAGAAAGAAAACACATTGAAGCTTGAAAAAAACTTAGATGATAGTTTAGGTTTTATATTTGAAAGTGTTGATAACGATGTTGATATCCAGAAGAAAAAAACTATAGCTCTGTTAGTAGAAAATCCATCGCAATTAATTCCTGCAATAAAATGCGTTTTATGGAGTTTAGACAATAATTCTAAGACAGTGAAAGATATCCTTCAATATCTAATGAAAGTGGATGATAGTGGCAATATTGTGCCTTATTTAGATGGATTGAAAACTGGAGATGATTATGTCGAAGTTAATAATCAAATTAACAAAAGTATCATAGATGGTTTTTTATGGTTGCAAAAAATTAAAGGTAAGAATGGAAAAACTGTATTCCTTTATTGCAACCCAACAAACAAGAGATTAGGATATTTTTATAAAGGCAAGTTGTGGAAATTAAAAGAGCTTTCTAGAATCAATGGAGTAAAAATAGGAACAATTCAAAGAAGGTTCCAAACTATGACAATTGAACAATCAATAGTATAATATAGATATTAGTGTTATAATAATTTAATGGAAGATAATATTGACGATATGAATGACGATATTGAAGAAATTGTTATTGGTGAGCAAGTAGTTCCTTATATTAAAATTCTTATATCAGTGGGTAGAGCTAACCACGATATGTTGACTATTCCTGAAATTTCAAATTTGTTAACTCAGGATGGTGCAAGTCCTACTCAAAATGTTAAACAGTTTATGGATAAAGGATTTGTAAATATTTACGCTTGTGAATATGATAAGGTGGCTAAGATTTTATGAAGAAAAGAGATTTATTGTTATGTTCTAAAACTCAGCAAGAAATAGCAGATGAATTAGGTGTATCTCAGCCTATGGTATCTAAGTGGTTTTCTGGTCGTGTAATTCCAAGAATAACAACTATTTATAAGATATGTGAGGTTATTGATATTGAGTATTCTGAATTAGTTGATTATATATATGCGAGAAATAGAAAACTGGTCGAGTTATCGAAGAAGCAGAAGAGATAATAAAAAATATTTATCATCTCGTGAGGAAATCTTTTTAATAACTGAATGTTTGTATGGTGGAGAAACTAGAAGATTAATTGCTTTGGAAGAAATTATCAATATAAACAAGTCTATCGTTCATAATATAGCAAAAAATTATAGATGGAGTAATCTTCCTTATGAGGATATCTTTCAGTATGGAATAGAAGGATTGATTAGTGCTGTTGATAATTTTGATTTAGAAAAAGGCAACAAGTTTTCTACTTATGCTCACCATTATGTTTTAGGACGCATTAGAAGAGCTATTGAGCAATATAATAATCTTATTCGTAAACCTGCATATATAAACATTGCAGGTTTAAAGCTTTTAAATGTTGATGAAGATATTACTGATGTTGAATTAGAAAAATACAGGAACGATAGATATTCAATAAGTCAATTAAGAAATGCAATAAACGCAAAAAAACTAAAAATAGTTGGTGAAGAAGAATTAGAATTTGAAGTTGTGCAAGTTCAATCTTACAATGAGATTTGCAATAAAGATTTGGTCTCAGAAGTCTTAAAAGATTTAAAAGATAGAGAAGTATTAATTATAAAAATGAGATTTGGTTTAGATGAATACAATCCTCATACATATAAAGAGATTGATACAAAGATAGGTTGTGATAGTGAGCAAGTTATGAGAGCAGCATTTATAAAATTGCGAGCTAAATTTAGGTTTGAAGACTTATTGGAGGTATTTAGATGAGGTTAGATGATGAGATGGACGAAATGGATATTTATGATGAGTATCAAACTATTGAAGAAAAGATTGCTGCTCTGAAAAAATCTGACAATGTTGGTAGAAGACTTAGTACTGAAAAAAGAGCAGATGTTCTTGCTTATTTGATAGGTGGTGTTTCTGCAACTAAAATATCAAAAGATACTGGAGTTGCAATAGCTACTGTTTATAGACTTAAAAAACAATACGAAGAAGATCAATATCATGGTGCAATAAAAGATATAAATCAAAAATTAGGTCAATATATTGCAGCATCATTAAAATATCATTTAGATGCATTAAATAATGTGGCAAAGGTGGCAAATGAGGAAGACTACATCAGATCTCAAAGCGGTAGAGAGCTTGCAGAGTTGCATAAGCAATTGGAACACTGGACAGTTTCAATTCTCTCAGCATCCAACACTCTCAACCAAATCTCCGAATACCACGCAGAAGCTGTCCAACTCCCAGCGAAAACTAAAAAATAAGTATTTAGAGTTTATTAAAGATACAAGTCCTGATAGGTTTCAAGTTGAGATACCTCATATAGAATTAATTGCAGAAGCTCTTATGAAGGTAATGAGTGGAGAAGTTAAAAGACTTTGTATCAATATGCCTCCACGTCACGGTAAAAGCGAGCAAGTTACTATAAGATTTCCTGCATTTTTTATGGAGCATTTTACTGGTCAAAATGTAATGGTTGCAGGATATAACCAATCTATATCAAGACGATTTAGTAGAAGAACAAGGCAAATTGTTGAGGATAGAATAGGTCTTGATGAGAAGAACCAAAGTGTAGAAGAATGGCAAACAATTAACAATAACTATTATTATTGTGCAAGTACAAGCAACCCCCGTACTGGTATTGGTTTTAATTTAATTATTTTAGATGACCTTGTGAAAAACAGAGAAGAAGCAAGTTCTAAAACACATAAGGAAAGAGTCAAAGATTTTTATAGAGAAGACTGTTACTCACGTTTAGAGCCTGATGGAGCTATTATTATTTGTAATACTCGATGGTCAGAAGATGATATTATTGCAGAAGCCTTAAGTACTGAACCTGAAGAATGGACAGTTTTATCTTTACCTGCTCTTTGTGATGATCCAGAAAATGATTTATTAGGAAGAGATTTAGACCAACCATTATGGGAAGCAAGATATGACACTCAAAAACTTTTAGAAATTAAAAAAGTTATGGGAGAGTTTGGTTTTGCAGCTCTTTATCAACAAAGACCTGTTCCTAAAGAAGGTGGTTTATTTAAAGCTGATAGATTAGTAATAGACAAACCTCCTAAAATGATAAGAAAAGTAAGAGCTTGGGATTTAGCTGCAAGTTCTGGAAAAGGTGACTATACAGTTGGAGTATTGATGGGTGTAGATGAAAATCAAAACTATTGGATATTAGATATGTATAGAGACAGAGTATCTACAGATGTAAGAGATAAAAAAATGCTTCAGATTGCACAAATGGATGGTAATGAAACAAGAATAAGACTTGCTCAAGATCCAGGTAGTGCTGGTAAAAGTATGAAAGATTATTTTATTAAATTCTTTGCTGGATATCTTGTTATTGCCAAGCCTGTATCTGGAAATAAAGAAGTTAGAGCTGAACCATTTGCGATACAAGTGAATGAGGGAAATGTATTCCTAGCAAGAGGTGATTGGAATAAGGAATTTATCAATGAGCTTGGAAATTTCCCTTATGGCAAATCGGATGATATCGTTGATGCTTGTTCTGATGCATTTGATGAGTTAGCAAAAGTAAGAATGAAAAAATTCTATGCAGTTTAGACCGTAAAATATTAACAAGAACATTAGGGATTTAACATTATGGCATTCTATGACAATTGGTTTAAAAATATAATTGCAAAAAGAGGTGATGAGTTACCATTACCTCAAACTATGCGAACACAAGGATATTACACTGGTATTGGCAATCAAGACCTATATGCAATGTTATCCAGAAGATTACCAAGTTCTCAAAGAGACTGGAGTGCAACAGCTGGAGATTTACTTTTAAACAGTATTGTTGCAATTTCAATGGACTATTTTGTTAGAGCATTTACTCAAGCTGTTCCAATGGTTTACACAGAAGTATCAGATACTGAGTGGGAAAAAAATCCTAAACATCCTATGCTCCAATTGTTAGCAAATCCTCAAATGAATATGACTCCAACAAGATTTTGGAGCAATGTTATCTTTGATT